CAGGAAATGAATATGATATCTCAAGGTGCTGAAACTGTGGGTGCAGTGCAGGAAGTGTCGAATGGATGATCGCTCGTCACGCCCTGCTTACTGGATTGCTGACGCTAAATGGCAGGCGCAGAACAAAGAAAAGATTCGTGCTATTCAGGCCGTTTGGTCTGGCACTGCCAATGAGTCACAGCAGATGCTAGCTATTAGTTTTATTGTTGACGATTTGTGTGGTAGAGCTTCAAATCAGTTTTACCCTACCGAGCGTGACACGGCTTTCGCTCTAGGTAAGAAGTTTGTAGGCGACCACATTGCTGGCGCCATTAACGCCAATCTTGGCAAAATACAGGAACCCAAAACATGAGCGAAGATATTCTAGATAACCCTGCACCTAATGCAGGCCCTAGTGACGCACCTTCTAATATCACCGATACACCACCTAGTGATGTTACAGCAACTCAGACATGGCCAGATCAGTGGCGCCAAGAATTATCAGGCGGCGATGAAAAGCTAATGAAGCAGCTTGAGCGCTTTAATGGTGTTCCAGATTTACATAAATCATATCTTGAACTGCAGACTAAGTTTTCTAGTCAGTCCAAAGTAATTAATAAGCCGGGTGAGGATGCCACGCCTGAGCAGTGGTCGGAATACCGTGAATCTATCGGAGTTCCTGAAACATCTGAAGGATATAATCTCGATTTTGAAGATGGAACTGTGATTGGCGAGGACTTTCAGCCACAAGTTGACGATTATTTAAAATTCGCACATGAGAGCAATGTTCCACCAGAATTAGTTAAAAGCACCATTGCTTGGCAAATGAATAATATACAAGCTCAACAGGAAGCCCTTAAAACGGCTAACGATGAAGCTCGTATTGAAGGTACTGCCGAGCTTCGATCAGAGTGGGGGGGTGAGTTCCAAGGCAATATAAATGCTGTTCATTCGCTATTTACTGAAGCTCCTGAAGGTACAATGGAACGGCTATTTAGCGGTGTTGGTGAGGACGGTTTGAAGTTCGCTAACAATCCTGATAATATCAGATGGTTGGTCAATTTAGCCAAACAGGTTAACCCGACCGCAACTCTAGTTCCTCCTGGCCCAGACCAAGCGGGGAGTATAGATGCAGAAATTGAAAAGATTCAAAAAATAATGAATTCTCCCGATAAATCGGAAAGCGATAAATATTGGAAGGATGACGCGATGCAAGCTAGGTTTGTGAAGCTTAACCAAGCAAAGCAAAGCAGATAAACCGTTTCACACGGCTCTATAGCGATTAAAGGTAAGCCCGAAAGGCAACCTTCCCTTTGGTCATGATAGATAACCCGTCATACGGATTAGCGCACGCAAGTGCAATTAATTTAACTGATTAGGATTACTATCATGGCTGAAACAGCATATACCATCCAGTACCGGAGTGAGTACATTCCGGGCTTCGAACAAAACAAATCCCTATTATCTGAGTGTGTAACTACCGAAAGCGTCATCAAAGGTAATACGGCTACATTCTTAGTGGCGGACTCTGGCGACGCAACTACCACTACGCGCGGTGTTAACGGTCGCATTCAGTCTCGCGGGGATAACCTTTCGCAACCATCTGCAACTTTGACAGAAGAGCATGATCTTGTTGAGAAAACGGGGTTTAACGTTTTTGCCTCACAAGGCGATCAGCGTCGAATCATGCAGGCTACATCATACGGTACAGTAGCTCGTAAGCAAGATAATCAAATCTTGACAGCGTTAAGTGCTGCAACTCAAACGCAAGGCGCAGCAGCTACCGCAACGCTTCGTATGTTTACTAGAGCCAAGGCTATTTTGGGCAACAACGCAGTTCCTAATGACGGGAATATTTGTTGTGTTATCTCGCCAGCTGCGCACGCGTATCTTATGGAAACCACAGAGTTCACCTCTGCGGATTATGTGAATGATAAGCATCTTGCAGGTGGCGCACCAAATATGTTTCGCTGGGCTGGAATGACATTTATTGAGCATCCGAACGTTAGCGGCATTGGTACGGCAGCTGAAACTCTTTACGTGTTCCACAAGTCAGCAATTGGCCACGCTATTGACACCTCTGGAATGCAGGTTTTTGCAGGCTACGATGAAGAGCAGGATTATTCGTGGGCTCGTTGCTCGATGTATATGGGCGCTAAATTATTGCAAAATTCTGGCGTTGTAAAAATCACACACGACGGCTCAGCTCTAGCAGCTGTATAACAGGAGATAAATAATGGCTTACGCAACTACAAACCCACCCAACATCATCGGAAACCCAGGAATGGGTAACGGTGGTTCTCTTTGGATGTACGCATCTACCGATGTTCATACTGACGTTGACGCCACTGATTATTTCAGTAATGGCGATGCATTAGGTATGAAGGTTAATGATGTTGTTATTGTAACTAAGACATCAGCAACAATTGGCACTACACTTCATACAGTAACAACTGTTACTTCCGGTGGTGCCGCTACAGTATCGGCTGCAATCTTGGCGTAATGTAGTATAATAACTCTGTCCTACCATCGGGATTTAGCGTTCCGGTGGTAGGAATTTAAGATAACCCAACATATGGCCCTTAATATGAGTAATGATTTAGAAACCGAAGTTAGACCAGATTCAAAGCCACACATTTTTAAAGCTAACGGCGACTTACAGTTGGCCGAATATGTTAGATCCGTTCATTATCTGTGGGTGCCACCAGGCGTCACTGTTGATCAGGTAATGGATTCCAAATGCTTCGTTCATATCGCTAATAAATTAAAACCTAACGATGAGATCATACTAAGATCAGAGGATGATGCTTTTTATGCGAAAGTCCTTGTTCGTGTTGTTCGTCATCTAGACGTTGTGGTGACTCTTTTAGAGCACTTTAAGATGAAAGATAAGGTTGATGGATCAGGTGATAGCGAGTACGACGTTAGCTACATTAATGGTCGATACAAGTGGGGATTTAAGCATAAAGGTGTTAATGATTGGATTGCGAAAGAATTCCAAACTCAAGAGGAGGCATTAATAGCCCTCAATGACCATAGGAAAGCATTAGCGGCATGACGACTCCAACCCAGTTAGCATTATATAATCAAGCACTTCGAATGGTTGGTGAGCCTACATTAACAGCGCTTACAGATAATAGACCTGAACGTTATGCTTTGGATGCTATATGGGATGAAGATCCGGTCAAGCAAATGTTGGAAGAATCTCAATGGACGTTTGCAACGCGAACACTTGAATGGAATTATGATGCTAGTGTTACGTCTGATTTTGGGTTTAAGTACGCTTTTACAAAACCTAGTAACTACGTTCGATCAGCAGCTATATGCTCCGACGAGTTCTTTCAAGAGCCCATCACGTCATTCGCTGACGAGAATAATTATTGGTTTTGTGAGTACGAAACCATTTATATTAAGTACGTATCCGATCATGACCAATTTGGTCGCGATTACTCCTTATGGCCTGAGCTTTTCCGTAATTGCGTAGCCACTAAAATGGCGTCGGAACTAGCTATAAGCCTAACTAAATCACAATCAAAAATGGATTCGTTAGATAAAAAGCTCAAAGGATACATTCGAGATGCTAAATCTCTAGACGCGATGAATCAACCAACCAAGTTCATGCCGCCGGGTAATTGGACTAGATCTAGACGGTCGTCAAATCGTAACTATCGTGGTACATTTTCAAACAGGTAATTAATAATGCCAAGGGAAAACAGGGGATTATTAGCATTTAACAGAGGAGTTATATCACCTCTAGCCCTAGCAAGGGTTGATCTTGACCGACTTCAATTATCAGCAGAAACACAAACTAACTGGATGCCTAGGGTTCTAGGTAGCATGATGCTTCGCCCTGGTTTAGAGTACATCTATGCAACCAAAGATAACTTAACGCCTCACCATATACCGTTTATAGCTGCTACCGATGACACGGCAATTATCGAGCTAACCAATACCGTTATGAGAGTTTCGGTTGATGAGACGTTAATAACTAGACCCTCGGTAACAGCGGCGGTGACTAACGGATTATTTACTTCAGATGTTACAAGCTGGACTGATGCAGATGAGTCTGGCGCTACATCATCATGGGTAACTGGCGGGTATTTAAATCTATTAGGTACGGGCACTAATGAGGCGTCTAGAACTCAGCAGGTTACAGTAAATGAGACCGGCACTGTACATGCATTAAGAATTATTATTCAAAGAGGCCCGGTCAAGGTTCGAATAGGGTCGACAGCTACAGACGGCTCATACCATACGGCCACTCTAGGTACTGGCACGCACTCGCTAGCATTCACTCCTACTGGTGATTTTTATATAAACTTTTCTAGCGCTCTTAGTTATTCAGCTCAGGTTGATTCGGTTGCAGTTGAATCCGCTGGGGTGTTAGAGCTGCCAACACCATACACAGAATCGACTCTTGGGTCTGTCAGGCATACACAGTCCGCCGATGTTATATTTTTGGCCGCCGATGGATACCAGCAAAGAAAACTAGAAAGAAGAAACTTTGATTCGTGGTCAATAGTTCTCTTTGAGCCTTTAACTGGCCCGTTTGGGAATATTAATATTGGACCAATAACCATCACTCCTAGCGCTCTCACAGGAGATATAACCCTTACGGCAAGTAAATCATTATTCGTAGGGGATGCCACGGAGCATAGCGGCCAATTATTTCGACTGGTTTCAAGTGGCCAGATTGTTCAGGCAGAAGTAACAGCTGAAGATAATTTTACCGGCTCAATCCTAGTAACTGGTGTCGGAACGTCGAGAGATTTTAGCGTTTCCATATCCGGAACATGGGTAGCCACAGTTACATTACAAAGGTCAACCGATGATGCTACTT